AAAGAAGCAAAAGAATTGAATAATAATGCTTTTGAAAAAACTTTTAGTGTTGAAGGTATTTACAATAGATTAATAATCTTTGATGGTAATGCTTACCATGCATCGAATCCTATGTTGACAGATCATGAGAGACTTACGTTAATATCTTTTATGAGAGAAATTAAATTAGAAGGTGGCCCGATACAATATCCTGTGCCTACTATGAAATCTATTTAACGAATATTTTTGGTAAACATAAAAACTGTCTGGAGTCGTATTTTTTACCCGTACCTTTTCTAGTGTAATGTAAAAACACTTGTGCGCATTCTTTTCCTGTAAAAACGTGTCTCCAATGAGCTATTTCTGCTCCTTTGTAGACTAGCATATCTCCAGGCGTAAGCTCTACTTTGGTATCTGGTTCTAGATAAATTGGCCATGGGTCTCCTCCTAAATTTAAAGTTGTTGAAATTTCACATTCAAATCTATCTTTGTGTTTTTTTAATTCATCTCCTGTTTTGTATAATCTTGCATATGCATATTGTTCATCTAATTCAAGGTGAGTTATCTCTTCCATTTTTTTTCGTAAATTGATGAGAATGGTTTCCATTAATAAATCTCCATAAGTGCACCAGGTGGTCGGTGCTTGAAAGTCTCCTAAATAACCAAACATTTCAAAGTCTATGTTGTCTCTGACTATTTTAGGCCATGATTTTTTTGTCTTGAAATATAATTCTCTTTTGTTGATAAGGTATTGGTATGAGATTTTTGCTGTATCCGGTGAAATGGCTTGTTTGATGATTTGATATTGTGAATCTAGAAAATTCGTCATGGTGGTCTAAAGTGTATAACCCCTGGGGGAAAGTCAAGAGAGCATAAAATGATTAAAACCCCCAGAGGAATATCAATTAAGTGTTTGAAATTAGTAAACACAGGTTAAGTATAACAGAATACCGGCCAACGGACAAAGGTAAATTTTCTTCTATATAGATTATCTAGACCCCTTACTAATAAAAAGTACCCCTGGGGGTAAAATAGGTGTCCCTGGTGTCCCTGATGGTCTATTAGTCATATATACCAACGATAATAGTCCATTTTAATGGTGTCCCTGTGGTGTCCCTGTGGTGTCCCCGAGAGACACCAGTCTTGCGGGAACGCAATCAAAACAATTTCAGGTAGTTACTTTACGATGAAATAATCTATATAATAAAAAATTATGATGAAAAAATTACAAATGTCTGGCTTAGCCTTCAAAACAGCAAAAGAGGCTTTTCGTAAAATTTACAGAAAACAAAAGGCACAGATAAAAGCTGCCAAAAGAGATCCGAACAGAGCTGGTGTTGAGCCTTACGATCTTAAAAAATCTTTTTTGAAAAAACAATTACGTGGATTGAAAATAACAGGCCAAGCTGAGTTTAAAGCACAACCAGGATTAAAAAATAGAATTAAGTTAAGTATTGCAAAAGGTAAAGCTGAAAAAGCCAAATTTAGAAAACCTGTAATTGTTGGTAAAGCGTATGCATCAGATAAAGCAGGTAAAACTCTACAAGTGCAGCCACTCACTAGAAATCAAAGAAAACAAATGTTGAAAGAGATGGCTATCTCAGCAGATAGAAATTATAAAAAAGTTAGATTGAGAAAATTCGGATATGAAAAAGGTGGTGATGTCAAAACTTTGAAAAACGTTGCAGGTAAGTTAGACAAAGCATCCAAAGCACACGCAGGCCAATCTAAAAAATTAAAAAAAATAATTTCTAAATACGTCTAATGGGTTTAAAGAAAAAAGAATTAAGAACTATTGATGATCTTACTCCAAAACAAAAAATGTTTGTGGAGATAATGGTACAAGATCATGGGTCGATAACTCAGGCTGAAGCTTTAAAACGTGCAGGTTATGTTTGTAAAAATGAAAATGATTATGGTGTGATTGCCTCCAGGCTCTTATCAAGAAAACATAATCCACATGTTGCTAAATACTTTGATCAAAGATTTGATAAAGAAATTAAAAAGTATGAAAGCGATAATCTCAGAAGATATAAAAGATTTGAAAGATTAGCTGACAAAGCTGAAAAGAAAGATCAATATGCTGCTGCCATCAACGCTGAATATAGATCAGGACAATTAGCAGGAGCTTTTGTTGATAGAAAAGAAGTAAGAGTAACAGGTCTGGAGGGAATGTCACGTGAGGAACTCGAAAACAAATTATCCGAGTTATCGGAGAAGATCGATGGCTATAATGCCAAAACCATCGAGGTTGAGTCCAAGCACGTTGAAGAAGTTGAAAACGGCTAGTTGGTCTGAGTGGATCAAAGTTTTTAACAGCGTGCACAATTCTACGATGTTCACTTCCATAGGTAATGTAAAGGTAGAAGTGAATGAGAAGAAAAAAGATTTCAATAAATAAAAGATCTAAGAATTGGAAAGACAGATATCCTTTAGTTGAGATAGAGTGGTTTGATATTTGTTCAGATAGCTCATGGCAAAGCATGGATAATTTATTAAAAGCTAAACTGCCTGTTTGTGTTACAAAGGGCCATCTCCTGACTCAATCAAAAGGTATAACTAGAGTGTTTGGGGACTATTCTGAATCTGAAAAAGGTGAGATTGAAGAAATCGGAAATAGCACTATTATACCAAATAGTGTAATTAAAAATATTAAAAAACTGATCTAAATGCCAAGCGAAAGTAATCTCTGGAAAAAAGTAAAAAAAGGACTGACTGAATCGTTTCTAACTCGCATAGAATCTAGCACAATTAACGGTATTCCTGATGTTCATGCTGTACATCAAAAGGGCATTTATTGGTTAGAATTGAAATCAGATGAACTCAGTTATCCTAAGCTAAATAAGTGGCAAATAGTTTGGATCAACAAGTACGTAAAAGCAGGTGGTAAAGTTTTTATCTTGAAAGAGACCCCTTTGCAGAGGTCTCTTAAACTGTACAGACCGGTGTTCGGTTTCACTGATCCTCGCTCGTTGAAGCCCGTTGCCTCGTTCTCGTTCCCGTTACAATGGCCACTGGTCCAGCGTAACCTGCTGGATCTCCTTCAGGAGGCTGCGTGATCTCGTTGTCGTTGAGAAACCTCGCTCGTTCTCGTTCAAAGGACACCGACTGGTCCCTGCCGGAGCTGCAGCTGGTGACCCGTGCTGCAGCGTACGGAAGCTCGTGCCATTTCCCGCCCCTCGTTTCTTTCCCTCTTTGTTAGTTAGCGGGGGGCCGGTGATGGCATGCACCGTGCTGCAGGATCTCGTCTCGTTGTCAAGGAGAAAAATCTCGTTCTCGTTTGACAAACAGCACTGGCACCTGCAGCTGGAAGCTCAGGAGCTGGGATCCAGGGTGAAAATTTCTGAAGAAAAGCTCTTGACATTCGTCCCATCTTATCTTATCTAAGCCGGATCAACTAACAAAGAAGGAGGTGCCGTATGGCCCGTACAACGTTACACAAACTAGTAAAGCAAATGAATAAGGAGAACACGCCACCGGATGGCTGGACCAAGCAGGACCAGGTGGCAGCTGTGGAAGAAACAGTTCCACATGTCGATGTGCTCGAAGCAAACAAGGAAGACAAACCTGAAGCTGGAAAGGTATATGCATTAACTGGAGGACCAGGTGACAGCTGCATTGCAAATGGTAACACGTGGGCGGAGTCGCTCGTGAAGGAGGAGAAATGAAGGTCTCGTCTCGTTTACAATTGAACCGGCCCCGGCAGCACCTGCTGCTGGGACACAGGACTGGCAGCACGGCATGTGGATCATGATCACTGCGTACCTAATCTTACTTCTAATGTTTCCAAGTACTGTGCTCTTCTTGAGTGCAATCACCATTCTCGCTGTCGTAGGTAATTTGTTTTAGCCTCGTTGTCGTTTGAACCAGACCTGGCTGGCGCAGCGTGCACACAGAGTTCAGGAGCTGGGCGCAGGAAGTTCTGGTAGGAAGAATGGTAAGGTAAGCTAGTTTAGAATTATTCTAAAAGATAGTTGTTGCATTGATAGATGGGATTTGATAAGAGAGGCGATAAACTTAACAAAGGAGAAGATATGGGTTTAGACCAACACGCACACCTAAGAGGCACTAAAGTCGATTGGGAAAAATACTACAACGAAGATGATTACGGAGATAAAAATAACATTTTCGTTTGGAGAAAGCACGCAAGACTACAGGAGTTTATGGCAAAGAAATGGGCAGACCAAAACCCTGCTATAAAGACTGAGGGTTTTCTTGCACATCTAGGTTTCAATGGAGATCAAGAAGCACCTTGTTATCTGACTAAGGAAGTCGTTGAAGAACTTAGCGAACAGATACAGAAAGGCTTTTCTGATTATCACGCACAAGATGGTTTCTTCTGGGGGCAACAATTCCAAGAGGAAAGTGTGAAAGAGTACAAAGAGCAAGACATCAAATTTTTAAAATTCTGTGAGCAAGCCATAAGCGAGGGCAAGGTTGTAGAATATTGGTGTAGTTGGTAATGCCAAATAATAACAAGCGAGGCGACATTGTCGCCTCGCCTCGTTCTCGTGTGGAAAAGAAAAAGGTTGATGAAAGAACTAAAGCTGGGGAACGACACCAGCGCGAGTTCACCGAGATGATGAAAAAACTATTCGGAAATCTAGCAGTACAACTAGAGGTTGAGCCAAATGTTGATACCATTAATAATTTGCTTAATAAAAAAGATAAAAAAAAGTTAAATTAGCTATTGCAATAATAATGGGATTTGATAAGACAAGGGGGTATTCATAAGAATACATAACTTAACAAAGAGGTAAAAATGCAAAAAGCAAAAAAGCTAAATCAAGACGAAAAGAAAATCGTACTTGCATATGCACAACTAAAGCTTAAAGCAAATAGACTAAGTAAAGAGTTAGACACAATGAAACAAAACATTGTTGATTGCTTTGAGAGAACAAATCAAAACTTAATCATTGTACAAGATGAGAATGGTAATAGTTTTGGATTACAAAGAATAAATCGTAAGCGAAAGAAATTTGAAACTGCTAATTTCAAAATTGCTCACAATGATTTATTCAATAAGTTCTGTACTGAAATTGAATATCAAGAGTACAAAGCAATAGGGGATAACAATGCCCAATAATAGTTTAATCAATATTGCTAATGTATTAGC